CCCGGGTAAAATAACAAAGCGTCTATTTCATCTATTTGCGTTGTGTTAGACGCCAACAATTGCGATTCCGCTATTTGCTGTCCAGCTATAACCCAAGCGTCGCCCAAAAGGATTGTTGCCGTGGCGTCGTTGGCGTTGCCCGGCGTGTCATTGTAAACAATGCCTTGCACCCAACCTTTAAAAGTAACTTCGCCTTCACAAAAAATATAGACTTTTTTACGGTAAGACAAAGACGCCGCCGCTACCTGCCCCGAATTGTTACGCATAGTAATTTGGGCTGTGCCACCAGAGTAATTATCTAAAACGCTTTGGCGTCCCTGCGTGTAGGTAAACGATTGCACGCTAGAAGTAAAATAAAGAAAGTCGTCTTGATTTCTAAACGTCCAATCAAGTTTTGCCATCACATATTCCGAATGTTCACCGGCACGGGGCCTGAAGTTCTGACATAGCGTTGAAGCGCATTGACTACGGCTTGAGGGTCTGCTCCCTGAACATTGATCGTAATCGTGTTGCCACCGATCGCCGAGTTCGGTGTGATCATCCCACTGCCTGACGGTGTGAAGATTTCGGGCCCGCGCTCGCCGACAAGGTATGAACCTCCGCCCATGACGGATCCACCAGACGCACGCGCTCCTTGGAGACCAACACCAAAGCCAAGATCCACACCAAAGCCTTTGCTAATTCTTGCAAGGTATTCAGCGGCGGCGCTCAGGTCTCCACTGTCCACAAAAATCTTAAGTCGGTTCTGTTCGCCAAAGGTGAGATCCAACGCAATAGCAAGGTCGGCAATCTGGTCAATAGCGTTCTTTTGTTCAGCGTTGAACTTGCGAATCTCTTCCGCACCGCCTCCAAACGCTTTAATACCTGCGTCAAAAACATTCTCAAGAGATTCCGTGAGGTCGTCAAACGCTTCTCGAGTGTCCAGCGTGCCAAGTAAGGTCTGCCATTCTGCGGTAAGCGTGGTCACTAATTCTTCTTGTTCTTCTAGAACGCCATTAACTTCTAGAAGGACATATCCGAGCGCATTGGGAACCATCTCTCTATAAGCGTTACCAAGTTTTTCGCCCTCAATTGCTGCAATTGAAGCGGCGTCACCAAACTCAGCCAACTGCTCCTTTGATAATTCAACTGCGCCTCCAGCACCGCGCAAGAATGTGCCTCCATATTTTGCAAGTTCTGCCATCTTCTCAACTGCAACTACCAAAGAAGGAATAAGTGACTCACCAAGTTCAAGAGCCATGTCCTCAAATGCGCCGTTTAAGTTGTCCATGGCCGCGCGATAGTTTTTTGCTTTTGTTAATTCTTCAGTGTCAATGACCTTAGAGTCCGACACTTCTGTCAAAGACTTGCTTAGTTTGTCGGAGCCCATGGCTATGAGTTCCGACATACCCTGCCAACCCTTGCCAAGCAACTGAGAAGCAGTTGCGGCGCGTTGCGCTGGATCCTTAATAGCGTTAAGACGATCAACCACATTTAAAAAGGTTTGATTGACGTCTGTTGCGCCTCCTTCGGTTCGAGCAATTTCTACGCCCAACTTATCAAACAACTCTGGACTCGCTCCAAGAGTTTTGTTCATCTTGCCGATAGCAACCTCAATTGTTGCCGCTTCAATCCCGATGTCACCGCCGACTTCAATGAATCGTGAAGCCTCCTCAACGCTCAAACCTGTGGCGTCGGCAAACTTGCCCGATGAGATTGCAAGGTCTTGAAATGCGTTGACACCTTTAACAGCAAACCCAACAAGGGCCGCACCTCCAGCGAGAGCCAAGGCTCCAGCGTTTGCCTTCACTGCGCCTAGGGCCGCATTGGATCCTGCCTTGAATTTGCCCATCGCGCCCTCGGCTGCGCCGACGTCAGTTTTAAAATTGGCAAAAGCTGCTTTGGCAGATTTGAGTCCCTTATCCGAGAATTGTGTTAGGACTGGAATCGTTATAGCCATTAGCGCACCTTCATCAATTCTCGGTTGGCGGCATAGACCGCGTCATCAACTGTCTTGCGCAATTTACTTTCAATCGCGTTGATGGATTGGTCAATGTCTTTCCACATGAAGCGCGACGGGCTCCCAACAACATCTAACGCTGACGCAAAATTAGGTCGCTGAAATTGGGTGACGCGCCGAGATTTGCGACCGCCTGCCTTGCCCGCCATGTCAACAATGGCGACTGGCGCACCTTTAGTGATAATGCGGACAACTGACATTGTCTTTGCACCTTGCGCGCTTTGTCCTACCGGGCGACGAGGTGCGCGAGTGTCAATCTTCACTGCCACCTTCTTGATGTTTCTCCAACCTGTACGACCGTTATGGTCCATTCCAGAGATCGGCGGCGCGCTCGGGATGCGGGCGTTGATGATGTCAACAACAGGTTTGACGATGCCTCGAATGTCCTTAAAGACTTGACGCTTCATGGCAGGCTCAATCTTGCCAAGGTCGCGCATTGTCTCAGCGAACCCTTTCATCTCAACTGCCATCAGCGTTTCTCGTTCTGCTCCACGATGAGACGGATCATCTCATCAATAATGTTTGGAGGTGTCTCCATCAGATCCAACGGGCTGATTCCAGTTTTGATAGCCAGTTGAGCAATCAGGTTGGTGGCCCTTCCGACTTTGCCTCCGCTTTTGGGATAAAAGTGATGTCTCCCACTTTTTCAACCCACTTGGGGAACAGTTCAACAGTGACACCGCTAGTGCGCACCGCGTCCCATGCCATCCAAGCCAACGCCTTGAACTTCATGTTTTCTAGAAATTGCCCAACGGAAAGTTGCGGGTGATGATCCTCCCACCTGCACGCGACACCGTAAGTGACGGGTGCTTCGTGGACTTCTCCACTGAGCATTTCTATCTTCAAAGTCATACCAATCATGCCGGGGCTCGTTTCTCTTGTTGGTTAGATTAGGCGACTGCGCGGACCCATGTTCCACCAGTGCCTGTGATCGTTATGGTGTCGAGGGAACCTACTGTTGACGAGATCGGCATATACGAGGAAATCATCATATTGGATATGGTGATAATCGGATTCCCGGGTGCTGCTACGCCACTGTCAGGAGCGACAATAACGGTCGTATTTCCGTCGCCAACGACATCCGATAAATACTTTTCAACTGATGTTGCGCCGTACTCAAGAAGGATGGTTGCGGAGAGTGTCACAGTTTGAAGGCCAGCGACATACTTGTAACCAGTGTCGCCCATAACTCCTGCGTTCAAACTGTCAAAACCAGTTTCAAGAGAAATTGACGAGCAGTTAAGCGAAATGTTTTGACTGGCAATTGTGAGTTGTCCTGATCCTTGATAAACGATAGCCATAATGATTTTCCTTTGGTTGGTTAGAGGGTTGCTGTGAGTTTAACTGTTAGGTCGTAGCAGGGTAGGTCTTGCGAGCCGACCGTTGCGATGGATGGTTGCCCATTGATAACTGCAATCTCTGAGCCGAGAATTTCATCGACGACGCCGAGTATGTAGTCCGTGGAATCTTGGTTGCCGGGTGGCGCGCCAAGAACTCGAATGACAATAGTGACGTCGCTAACTTTGGAAGTTGGGTTTGCACCGAACGATTCAAACGATGGCAACTCAATGAACACTGTGAGCGGTCGTGCGTTGCGCGGATCGGTGACTGGTTTGAGTCCAAGCGCGGTGAGTGATGCGGCGACTGTGTTAATCGCATCTGTGAAAATGCCTGCCACATTAAGCCACCTGACTGCGTTTAATGCCGAGTAACTGGTTGACGCGTCCGAGTGTCATTAGCGGTGGGCCGCTCATGTCTTGGAAGGATGCGTAACTGTCTCCAGTTGTGCCGCGTTCACGGTAAAGACCTGCAGCATAAAGCGTGGTTCCTAAGAGGACGGACCCATCAGGGACAGTTGTAAGACTGTCATGGTAACCAGCCTGCACGCGACGCTTGAAACACCAAGCGTTAGCAGCTGCGACGCAAGTAGTTAGAAAAGCGGTGTCATTGGCCGTCGCGCTGGAAATTCCCAAGAATTCCTGAGTATTTCCGACGGTTGTCCAACTGCAAGTCTGGGTCCAAGTTACGGTTCCAGTTGCTGCAGCCCTTTGATAATCATCGAAGTTTGATTTGACAAGTATTTGGTTTGTAATGGTGAATTCATAGTTATATTCAAAGTCACCTTCACTAGTAACACCAGCAAACAAAAAAGTTGGAATTGCTTGAACGATATATGTCGCATCAAAATTGTTTCCTACCCCAGCAACGACGATTTGTTGACCGATCGTTATGTCGGTTGCCTCTAGGGTCTGAATCACGGCGTAGTCGTTTACACGCTGGGCGTGCGTTACGGTAAATACGGCCATGATTCAGAGTCCCTGTGAGTCAGTTAGTGCGGGTCAGGCCTGAGGAATTTTCATGAACTGGTTGGCGTCAACCATGATCGGTGCGAAGTAGCCACGGAAAGCGACGTCACGCGAAAGCGTTGAGGCTCCTGCGCCGATGTCTGCAACAATCGCGCCCTTTTGTTGCTCATAACAGCGAAACGCTCCAGTGGCGGCCGCTCCCACAATCGTGGTTTTTGCCGCAAAGTTGGTGTCGACTACAAGTCGAAGTCCGAACACTGTTGATTCGCGTGAGGCGGCGTTCATAG